AGCGGACAACTGATTTATCAGTCATAGCCTCAATTCTAGCCTTTACCCCTGCGTTTTCACACTTAACACACATAACAACTACATGTTCTTGACCTGCATCAAAATCAGCTAATTCATGGAAAAGCATGGGTTTAGCACACTTATTGCATTTAAATACCCACGTTAAATCACTCATCAATGACAGCGTTTATTATGTATCTAGTCAAATCCTGAGCAGCTGTAAATACAACATTGAAATCATGTTCGTTTGTATCAGCTCTAGTTAGCCCATAAACAGGTCTGCCATACCTAAAGGCACTCGCTGGGGCAAGCAAGACGCCATCGTTATATCTAATGCAGATACGGTTAAATGCTTGTGGTTCATCATCAACAGGCTCAGTCAGCCACATCTTTTGAAGCTTTTGTAAAGGGAACTTAACCTCCTCATTTATTGATTTATTAAGCCATTTGACCTCTAGCCCGCCTATGTAGTTTGCGTAGCCACCATCTTTGACTTGGTTAACAAGAAAGTCCATAAAGTAAAACCTAGGTGTTGGATACAACTCCCAACGAAAGTTGGCAGCCAGCCAAGTAGCCACCAACTTTTCTTTTCTGCCATCACCGTAAACCTGACGGATTGGTTCAGCCATGATGGTTTAGCTCAATGTGGTTAATGCAACCACACGCAACGCATTTTTTTATACCGTCTATGGTTATTAGCCTTGGGTCATTGCACATTTCACAACACTCTGACAATGGCACTACATCTAACACAACTCCATCATCTGTAAATGTAGCCCTAACTCCAGTTGAGTCAATTATTTCCATATCGCCCATTACTCAGTCCCTTCAAAGAACCATCTGCCATTTGCTGAGAGCTTTGCCCAAACGGCGTGTTCTTTAACGTTACCTTTGCAAACGTATCCATAGTAAGTTTTTCCACCCTTGCTGATACCCTGTTTGAGCGTATGCCCATGCTCGCACTCAGGCGGTGGGTTAGGTGTTGAACTACCTATTGCATCAACAACCTCCCCAACTGACCACACAACAGGCTCAGGCTTTTTATCAGCTGCAAAACTATCTCGCAAAATAGTTTCAATCTGACCTGATTTACTACCCGCTGCGCCATACATGTTTTGACGTTGCTCTAGCTTCTCTTTAAAGCTTTGGGTAGGAGCTTCCGCTGCAACGACTTTAGCCATTTCAGTTTGGCTTGGTCGCTTACCTTTAGCGGCGTATCCAGCATTGGCGAGGCTGCGCCCAAGAGCAGAAGTTTCCGCGTTCTCCAATGCAGAAGTTGAATTGACGCCTCTATCCGTAACCATCTCATAAGCAAGACCAGTTGCCCAAGGGTGGGCGTCAAGCTCCGTACGATATATTGCAGCGCGGACAATAAAACGCGTAGCACTAGACTCAAGCAACTCAGTATAAATACGAAAGTCAGGATATTCAGCAATAAATTTAGCAAGACG